TATACAAGACCAAAAAGCAATAGACGCCTACGAAGCCGCCAACAACGCACAGGACACAGCCGACCGCAAAAGGCAAGTATTCGTAAGCACACCTTACGGGCCTTACGACATTGGCGACCTGTGGCTACGTTCGTGGACGGATAGCACAGGCGTAGCCCGTAAAGACCTATACCGCGCTATTGCCGCCCGTGCCTCCGGCTACAACGCGAACGATTGGGCGGAAGCCACCTTTTACGACAACACCCAAGTAACCATCGACAAGGGTATTATTACCGCCGGAACGGTGCAGCTTGCTAACGGCAATTCCCAAAGTATTGTAGCCGGAATTACCGGGGGCGAAAACGAAGCCGCGAACGAAACGGAAGCCCGGAAGGTCAGAATTTGGGCGGGTGCAAGTAAGACGAATCGCTTTACCGCGCCCTTCCGCGTCCTTCAAGACGGTACTATTTATGCTACAAAAGCATTTATAGAAGGGGTTATTACGGCTATTGCGGGTAAAATTGCTAATTGGGAGATTGACGGCAACTATATACAATCAATTCTATCCTCCGAAGAAATAGCACAAGGCAAAACGCCAGCAATTCGTCTAAATTCTGACCCCGGAGAAATCCTTTGTGGCGACTCGGTTGTATTGGACGATACAGGGTTAAATATGTTTTCGGGCGGCTATACTAAATTGAAAATATATAACGGAAGCGTCGGCGACTATTCCGACTATATTCTAAAAAGCGCGGCTAATATAGCGGAAAGAAAAAGCCTAAACACAAGGGTATATATTCCCGGCGGAGGTATTCAGAACCCGATGAGCGTAGCCGCCCTTAAAATGTCGTGTTTGTTGGGCTTTATGGACAAAGGCTCACATATTTGCGTAGATAATTTCGGCTTTTCGCTTACAGCCCCTTCGGGGATGAAAAGCAATACGGGGAAGCCGAATATAACGGTTAATCCGCCCTGCGCCTTCCTACGCATAAAGCGCGATGGTATAGTAGTTAAAACCTATTCTTTAACACAATCGGGCACGTTAACGGCAGGAACATACAGAAATTTTCAGGCCAACGGCGGAACGTTCTATATTTCCGCAGGAGATGAAGGAATCTATTCGCTTGAATTTGAAACCAACAATCTAAAATGTTGGTGCGAAAAGACAGGCGAAACCGAAGACTTCACAATAAGCGGTTATATAAACGGCTCATTCCTACGCGGCAATTACGAACGGACTATTTTAGGGAACGACGGACTTTTAGCCGGGTGGAAGAACGGCGCGATGCTCATGAGTAACGACCTGTTTATAGTTCAGTTCGGGAATTTCGGAATAAAGGTCAATACTTCGGGCTTCCAAGTCAAAACGAGGAATAAACAATATTGGCACGACCTAAACGACTGAACCACGCCGCTATATAGTGTTTTGCTACCCCGGACTTCACGGCTACCGGGGTAACAAACACTTCACGGATATTTAGCGACGTATTAAAGTGATACGATAATAACGTAATTTTGCATACACCAAAAACGCAGTAAAATGACAAACAGGAACGGCGACCAAGTAAGCGCACAAGTTTCGGTAATTGGCCCGGTCAACTTCGACGGGGGCAACTTCCGAAAAGATACCCCCTTTTGCGTCAAGAACGACGGAGAAGCGGCGGTAGTGCTTGAAGTGAACCTTTGGGGAATGCCCGAAGGCGAATTTATTGCCACGCGCTTTGAAATGGGCTGGAACCCCGAAATAGTCCGAGAGATAAAAACAACAAGTCAGAAAACCGCCCTTCTTTGGGGCTACTAATAACCAACAAATTATGGGTTTAATTATAGCAGCGGGCAACACTAAGCCCGCGTTCCCCTACGATTATTACTACGGCGTCCGCATAAAGACGACCGTAGCCGCTACCACATTGGAGCGCATAGGACGCCCGGAGTTACATACGTCGCTCCCGGTTCAGTCTAAAATGCGCCGTTGTGTGCTTCGTGATAACGGAACGGTAGCCTACTACCTTCTCGCCACCGACAGCACCAAGCGCGACACCGGGGCCGCCGCCAACCTTACCGGGGCAGACGGTCAAGTAATGGTAGAAATTCCCAAGCACTACCGAAAGTTTGAGTTCGACGGAACCGACCTTATAGCCCTTATTTCCGAGTACCCGCTGCCCGGCTTCCACGAAGTACCACTTATGTACCGAAGTGCATACGAAGCCACGGTAGACCGTACCGTAGCGGCTACGCCTAAGTTGGCGTCCGTCGTCAACACTACCGCCGCCTTCCGTGGGGGCAACAATAACACAGCCTACGACGGAACCTACCGCAGCTTCCTCGGACTTCCGGCTACGGGAATTTCCCTTACCAACTTCCGCAACTATGCCCGTAACCGTGGAACCGCCGGGCTTAACGGCAAGGGGTGGAACTGCGACCTATACGCCGCGCAGTTGGCGACCTATTGGCTTTTCGTCATTGAATACGCCAACCTTAACAGCCAGGCCGCATTTAACGCACAGCCGGACGCCAACGGCTACAAGCAGGGCGGCCTCGGTCCCGGCGTTACGGAAATTTCATCCGGGAATTGGAACACCTATAACGGCTATTACCCGTTCATTCCCTGCGGTGCTACCAATTCGCTCGGTAACGCTACCGGCGTCGTCGATTATACCATTAACAACGGCGCGGGCATTACCCACACCGCCCACGTTCCGAGTTACCGAGGAATAGAAAACCCCTTCGGCCACATTTGGAGTTGGACGGACGGCTGTAAGTGTGAGATACAGAGCGAAGCCGACGGCGGCCTGTCGAAGTTCTACGTTTGCAACGACCCGGCGAAGTTCCAAGACAGCAGCTACAACGACTACGACTACCGGGGCAACTTACCCCGTTCGGAAGGCTACGTTAAGCGCATCATGGCCGGCGAATACGGCGAGAATATGCCCGTAGAGGTGGGCGGCGGTTCTACTATCTACTTCGCGGACTACTTCTATACCAATATACCGACGTCCGGCACAGCCATGCGCGGCGTTTTGTTCGGTGGGTACGCGAACAGCGGCGCGTATGCCGGGCTTGCGGACGCGTATACGATCAACGCGGCTTCGTATTCGCATGCGTGCTTCGGCTCCCGGCTTTGCTTTATACCCGCAGCGTAACCCGAACCCCTTACGACAACGAAAACCCGTTAACACGCCCCAACCGCCGCGGCCCGTCTATTCGGCGGTTGGGGTCAATATCAGACCAAAAAATGAATAACGAAACCAACCCCACACAGGACGACGGAACGCTCGCCTTCTTGAACATTCCACAGGACGAGAATAACAAACACTTCAACTGCCACGAAACGACGCAGCAGAAGTTAATTAACCTTTCCTTCTACGTTCTTGACTTCATCGACGGAGTTAAGACGAAGTTCGGGGCGGAACGCTTCTTAGTGAAGATAAAGCACCCGGACAATAGCCCCGACAAGCCGGGCCAGGAGGAAAAGTTCTTTACCAATTCGACCGAAATAAAATACGTCCTTCGTGAGATTAAGAAGCGTAACGCCTTCCCGCGAAAAGTAACTATGCGAGCTTCGGGAACGCGCTACTACTTTGAATAAAACGAATTGGGTTGTTTGCCTACGGGCGTTTTGTTCGGTGGGAACGCGAACAACGGCGCGAATGCCGGGCTTGCGAACGCGTATACGATCAACGCGGCTTCGAATTCGAATGCGTACTTCGGCTCCCGGAATTACTGATAACCTTAGAAATAAGGGCAATATACTTAAAATGGCAAAGACCCCGCCCCACGGCGAAAAATAGTAATTATTAATGGCTTTTGGTAGGCTTCCGCCGAAGAACGCCAAGTAATCAGCAAAGCAAAGAAGTGAAACGACACGGCAACCTATACGGAGAGTTCAGCAGCGCGGACAATATAGACCGCGCCGCCCGGATGTCGGACAAATACAAGCCCGAAAACACGGGGGTAATTTGTTCTTTGCTTGAACGCGACGAGTTCCAACCGTCGCCAACTTACAACGTAACCATCAATGACGGGAAGGAACGGCTTCTTACCATAGTTCCCGAATTTCCCGATAAGATAATACACCGCGCCATGCTTTTGACCCTTCGCCCGATTTGGGATAAGGTGTTTATTTCCGATAGTTACTGCGGCATAAGAGGACGGGGGCAACTTCCAGCGGCGTTTAAGATGCGCCGTTACATACAGGAAGCCCGGAAGGGAGGCCCTGTGTATTGTCTTAAACTTGATATACGAAAATTCTACCCGACAATAAAGCATGACGTTCTAAAAGGCATCGTCCGAAGGAGCATAAAGGACAAACGGATCCTTCGCGTATTGGACGCCATTATAGACAGCGAGGAAGGCGTTATGTTGGGTAGTCCAATAAGCCCGTACTTATCGAACCTTTATATAACTTACCTTTGTCATTACTTGAAGGAGAAGAAGGGCGTTAAGTGGCTTATAAATTACGCCGACGATTTTGGCATACTTTCCAACGACAAAGAGTTTTTGCACCGTTTGTTAGCGGACATCGAAGACTACACCAACGTAAAACTACGGATAGAAGTAAAGCGGAATAAGCAAATTTTCCCGGTAGCCTTAGACAGCAGCGACAAGCACGGCCGGGGCATTGACTTTTTAGGCTTCGTCTTTTACCTGAACGAAACACGGATAAGGAAGGGAATAAAGCGAAGCCTTTGCCGGAAAATTGCCAAGTTGAGGAAAGCCAAGCACCCTATATCACGGGAAGACTTCTTACAGGCTATTGCGCCGTGGTGGGGTTGGCTAAAATACAGCGATAGCCAATACCTTATTAACAAACTTAATAAAATAAGCCCGTATGAAATCAAATTCAGACGTTAGACCGTTGGCTATTCAGCCACTCGGTAACGGCGCGTACTACTACAACTACAACATCGTGGAGCGCGTCGAGGAAGTGGAACCCCAGGCCGTCGCAGACGACGCCGAAGGCGTGGACGTGGCAGACACCACGCCGCAGACCCGCACGACCTACGACTGCAACACGGTGCAGCTATGGGGAACGCCCAATTACAAGGACATAACCCGCGCCGTCATTCGCGCCGAAGTTTCCGAAACGGAAGAGTTCGGACTGATTAACGACTACAACGCCGCCCGCGCCGGACTTCTTGACGAAGAAGATGCAGAGAAGGCCGAAGCCGCCTATACCGCACACCTTCACAGGGTAGCCGAAATCAAGGCTATGGTTAAGGCAGACCTCGGCGGCAACGACTAACCAAACCCGCAAAAACAACAATGACAGAAGACTATTTTAGCCACCTTCTCCCGTCGATAGGCGGAGCGTTGGCGGACTTCTACGACAGCCTTACCCCGTGGCTTCTATTCGGCCTCGCCCTTCTTAATGCCGACCTTCGTTTCGGCATTAAGAAGGCGGCCAAGCGGGGCGAGGAAATACGAGGTTCGACAGCGTGGCGACGAACCATTAACAAAATAGCCGACTACTTCTGCTGGGTAACATTAGCCGGACTTTGCGGGCGTTCCGTCGGCGTCGTCTTAGGTATTCCCGTCGTTTCAATGGCTTTACTTTTGATAATTTACGGCATTGAAATATCAAGCTGCCTTAATAATTATTTTGAGTATAAAGGCATAAAGAAGCGGTTCAACTTCTTCAAGTTGATAGGGCGTAAGGAGATAGACGACGCGCTCGAAGACATACCCGACAATACAGGCCCCAAGCCGACGGCAGAAGACGAGGTAGAAGAATAAACCAATAACAACCATTGACACATGGCAAATTTAGCAATCTTAGCCCCGTTCATTTTGTCGCACGAAGGCGGCTTTGTGAACGACCCCCACGACCGGGGCGGGGCAACCAACAAAGGCGTAACCATTGCCACATGGCGACAAGTAGGCTACGACAAGGACGGCGACGGCGACATCGACGTAGACGACCTCAAGAAGATAACCGACACCGACGCAATAGAGCGCGTTATGCGTCCGCACTATTGGAACCGGTGGAAAGCCGACCGCATAGCGTCGCAGTCAGTCGCTAACATTGTCGTCGATTGGGTATGGGCGTCCGGCAAGCACGGAATTACGAAAGTACAGAAACTTCTCGGCGTGAAGGTGGACGGCATTGTAGGCGAAAAGACCTTATCCGCCATCAACGCTCAGACCCCCCGCGCCCTGTTCGATAAGATTAAGGCCGCCCGCGTCGCCTTCATTGAAGGCATAGTAGCCGCCAACCTTTCACAAAGGCGATTTAGGAACGGCTGGCTTAAAAGGCTTAACCGTATCAAGTACGGAAGCCTTACCTACAACAGCAGACCCGAAAAAACCGTAACCTTCCCCGACGTATGAACCGAGTAGCCCAAATTCTTATAGTCGTTCTTGCGTTGCTTGCTTCCGCCTGTTCGACGAGCCGAAAGACGGTAGCGACCAACACACAAGCCGAAGCGCAGCTTACGGCGACGACCGAGCAACAGCACCACGCCGGATCCACGGAAACAGCGGCGATAATTACCAACGTAACGACCGACGAACGCCGGAACGTGGTAATAGACTTCGCAACGGTGGAGTTTTACCCCGGCGGCGTTCCTTCCATTCCTTCCGATAGTACCTCCGCCCCGGATTGG